ATAGATAGTATCATAATCATAAATTAAAAACTTGTCACCCTCAACAAGAGTTTTCAATGTGGCACAACCAATTCTCTTGACTTGCTTTGATGTTTTGACTCCATAGTGTGTAGTGGTAGCAAAACCACCTGATAAACTTTGTCCTGTTCTACCATTATTCGCAGTCACCAGAACTCCATCATATTCAAGATCATAGTGTAAGATGTCCGCGACTTGCTGACCAATATCATTTGTTTCGACGAGAACGAGAGCATCATTATATTTGACTGCGGCACCGTAGATAATATTTGGATATATTAATGGAGATATTAGATTGTTTCGAAATGCTGCGACTTGACGATATGGCATCGTCGATACATTGACGACAATAAAAGCAGAATAATCTGCTCCGGCTCCTCGAGCAGTATCAACCACGATAGCATAAATGGTATCTGGTTCTGGCTCTTCGTAGATCTTGAGGCCACCATTTGCTTGAGCGATCGGTTGTTTATAGACCATATTACGAAGCTTGGTAGGATGAATCAAAGTATTCGAAGAACCAAGGAACTCGCACTCGTATTCTTGTCTGAACTGATCTTCAGACGTATTGCTGATCGTCTGTTCTCTCCATGCTTCGTCACGGCCTGGAATCTGTGACCAGTGAACATCGACACGAGCATAAGCATTACGGCCTTCTTCTGACTCGGTCCAGATACGATAGAACATGTTCATGCCGTTCGGTGTCGAAGTAATCAGAACCTTCGAACTTTGACCAGATGAAATGGTAGGATAGACCGAAGCAAAGAATTCGTCTTGAATATTGGTCGGAACGAAGGCAAACTCGTCGAGGTAAACCATGTTCTGTGAAGTACCACGAATCGCAGAAGACGAAGTAGCTGAGGCAAGGATTTCAGATCCGTTCTCGAGCTTAATGTTACCCTTATTCCACTCAGTCACACCCATCTGAAGCCACTTCGGAAGATGCTCGAACATCAACTGAATACGACCAAGGATTTCTCTTGCCTGTCTATCTTTGTTAGCCAGAATAGCGATCGAGTATTCTTCGTTAAATACGATCTTCCAAAGCAAATAAGCGGCAACAGTCGTCGTCTTACCAACCTGACGAGGCATCTTACAGATGACAAATCGATTCTCTTCGAATGCAAGGATCATTTCCTTCTGGAATTCCCAGAGCGGGAACATGATCAAACCCTTGTCAATATTGACAATCTTACAGTAAGTTAAGATGAAGTAGATCGGATCCTCAGAGCACTTAATATACTCGGCAACTTGCTCTGGAGTATACTCGACCTTTGTGTCGGCTCTTTTTAATCGAGGATTACCTAAGTAATTTTCACTCGCCATCTTTATGCTGCTTTAGATATTTTTGTAACTCTGCAGTCGAACCAACAAAAAGATTGTTTGTGACTTGTTGTGGAGAAGCAGAAGGATCATCTTCCATCAATTTTTTCTTTTTGACTTGTAAATCCAAAAGATCTTTACTCGCTCCGACCATAGTGTTCATCATTCCAGCAAGTACTTCATATGCTCTTGGATGTTGACTTTGTTTTGCCACATCCATTAGATCGAAGAGAGCTTCTTGCCCTTTATTAATGACTTCCATCATATTCTCGCGAGCAAATTCAAAGTCAGCCGAGACTTGAGTACTCATCTTTTTTTCGATCACAGCTGGTAAGTTATCGCCGGCGGCGATGTTTAAAAATTTATCAAGTTCATTGCTCATTAGATATTCTCAGTAATTGTATTAATAATGGCATAGTCATCTGTACTTATAATATCTTCATACGAAATACTTAAAGCAGTGTTGGTAGTAGGTTCTCCGTTCGCGGTGAGTCCAGGACGTGAAGTCACTACGATTGTATTCGCTGTGCTATTAGTATTTCCGGTCGCGACATCTTCTGGAAATCTAAATACAGTTTCAGCATGTTTAATTAGTTTTGATTTCTTCGATGGTCCGTACAACCAACCTTTTAATGTAAAGTTGAGTGTCCATATCAAAGCTCTTCTTTGTTCGAAGTTGCCTTCATATTGATCTTGAGAAGAGATACTATTTAGAACAATAGGAATATCTCGCGCGCTATCGACTTCTGGTACAACATTCACGCTTACGGTAAAAGCTGGTGTAAAGTAAGGTACGATCTGCTCTACGATACGCGTGCCATCTTCGGCATTCTTCACTAAGATGTTCATTTCGAACTGCATATCATATGGAACAGGTTGATACTGATATTTGACTTCGTCATCAGTGCCCGCGGTTGCAGATTGCTTCGTCAGCTTATTCAGAGTGTTTAATTTACGAGTAGGATCATATTCTAAAGTCGTCATTTCAAAAGAAATACGAGGAAGAATAATACCAACTTGATTATCGAGTCTCGGGCTTTGTTCGAGTCTCGAAAGTATTTTGTCTTTTGGACCGTACGTTAAAGGGACTTTCAGAGTCTGAAGTACTTCTCCAGTCGAGCTAAGTCGATTGATATAGATATCGTTGAAGACAGTACCAAATACAATGATGTATTTTCTTAAACTGTCATGATTCCATGTTCTTCCAAACATTATACTTGTCCTTCACTAAACGGATCTATCTGCGTCCAGTCAAGGATAGTGTCCCCGTCTGTTTCAAACTCGATATTATCTTCGAATGCATCTCCGGCTTGTGTGCCAAAATCATAGCTACCTTGTATGATTGGATTTCCTTCTTGAGTAATCAGAAGTAAATTGTCATTCGTCAAGATTCCAAAGGCATCGAGACTTAGACTGGAGTTTTTCTCAATGCTATCGATAGCTGTAATACCTGTATTCAACTTCTCGCTACCATACTCGAACATCTCACAAACAAGATCATACATCTGGATAGCGCCCATCTGATAAAAGACAGGAGTTTTGTTCACATACTTCACATACATTAAACGATCTGCCATTGCAAGATAAATCAGATCGCCTTCTTGAGGACGATCGATCATCTCAACGTTTCCGATCTCATTCATAAAGTTACGAACAGAGACAGTAAATGTGACTTGATCTCTGATTTCAAGACCAAACTTCGACAAGAATTGCCCGTCGCCTTCGTAACTTTCATAGCTACGAATATACATGTCAATTAAGTAATTACTGTTGTATTCTGATACTGCATCTTCTTCGTAGATTTCATCTTTGGCTACGAGTGTACGAGGACAATAGAATACATCATGCCCATATATTTTAATAGACTCAAGAACCAAATCTTCAATTAAGACCTGCTCTTGGCTATTTGTAAAGTTGTTAAAATAGAAATTGGTCGACATGTATTATCCAATCATATCGAGAACCGGCAGAGAATAAGAAGAAATCATCTCGTCTTCGAGTTTTCTTCTTTCGGCCACAGCATCATCATAGATTTTCTCTCCGTTAAACTGCACTCCACCAGGTAAAGACATTCCAGTAAACTTTGTGAGGTTAGAACCCCACTGTTCTTTGATCAGAGTCGTAGCATAGTTTTGAAGCCAACGATCGTTATAAGCATCTGTCCATGTTTCTGGATCTACAACTTCGTAAGCTTCGACGAGTAAGAATTCACCGACAGCAACTGTATTCCAATCCATATCAACATAAAGACGATCTTTGTGACGAGAATAACGAATAGGTTGTTTACCAACAAGAAGCTCAGTCATGAGTGCAAGATGTTCCATGACCATGTAGTATGGAACAAGAGATACGTTTGTCAAAGTATAAATATCATTCAGTGCGATCTGATAGCGAATATTAAAGAGGTCGTCAGAGCGAATCGAAGGATCACCCATCGAGAAGATGCTGACAGCACCAATGATATTCTCTGGAAGAGTGATATACTTGTTTGTTACGTCAGTTGACGTGATAGCATGCTTATAGTATATTCTCTCTGAACCATCGAAGTGATAGTCATACCAGTAACGAATTGCTTCATCGATGCGATCATCTACCTGATCATCGTCGACGTTAATCTCAATGACTGGTTTGCCGAGCTTCCGAAGGCAATACTCTTTAAATGTCGCTTTTGTAGTAGGAGTTGCCATCGAATACCTCTTTATTATATTTATGTGTCTAGCTATTTATAAGACGTATAAATACAACTAGTATAGCATGAGGACTTGAAATATTATGAATTTAGACTTGATGATTATTGATAACTTCTATATCAATCCAGACGCGGTCAGAGCCTTTGCTTTAACTCAAGACTTTGGCGTCATAGGTAACTATCCAGGAAAACGAACACCTTCATTCTTGACACAAGATGTCAAAGATTGCATTCAGCATTGGATGAATCCAGTCGGAAAGATTTCCAATTGGCACGAAGATTCCGGTTATACTGGTGCCT